TACAAAGGATTACGAGCTAAAGTTTCCCAAAGTAATTTATACATATTTGCTTCTGAATCTTTTGAAAGTCCTAACTTTCTTACGTTTGCTACAATCTTTCCAATTTGTTCATTTAATTGACTAGGCGTTTGATTAGGATTTTCTAGTAAATTAATGTTAGAAACTATTTCAGCTTGCCCTAATTGTGTAGTGTTTTCTAAGTAAGTTTTTGTTTGACTTGCTCTGTCATTCAATCTGTGTTGCAAAATTTGTGGTTGCAAATTGTTATGTTCAAAAATTCCTAATTTTGCATCTTTATATATAAATTCGTTATATGCTTGCTTGTATCTTGGGTCAGCAGGGTCTAATTCCGCTAAAGTAACTTGCGCATAAATAGGAGTTACACCATCACTTTCAAACTGTAATTCTCCTTTTTGGTTGCGAAGTTGTACTGGCTGTCCGTTATCATCTAGCTGGTCAACTGTCTCTTTTAATTTATATGAATCCCATTGAGTTAAATTGTCTAAAACTTTTCGTTCATTCGACAAAGAAGTAATTGTATTTCTTAATCGTCTATTGCTTTCTATCTCTTGTAAAACCTTTTTTGCATCTTCTATTTCTTGTGTTTTTTCTAAACTAAATTCTTTTCCTGGTTCGGCTTCTATAGGTTGGTTTATTATTTTGTTTAATTTATTAATAGTTGCCTGTAATTTGTCTGCTGGATTTATGTCTTTACCATCATTGCCAATTTGATATGTGTCAAGAATTTTTGCAGCTTCTAAATTAAGAACACCTTGTTCTTTAACTCTTGCCTCTGTATAGTTTCCAGGTAATTGAGCAAGCTCTCCTTTTACAGTTTTAAAAGAATCAAGCCAAGCACCAAATTCATTATCTTTAGCTTTTTTAGTATCATCATAAAAGCCTTCTACACTCGGCAAATCAAGTGTAGGTACTAGCTTTGGCTCAGTAGGAGTTGAGTAAGTATTTCCATACCATCTAAAATTTTGTATTTGCGGAGTTTTAAATGATAAATCTACCTGGCTAACGTCTCCAGTAGATTGACCAGTAGCAAGTTGACTTCGCTTTTGGTTTGCTTTTTTCTTAGGTTCTGCATCCCCTTGAGTGTAATTTAGTTTTTGTCTTGCCATTAAATTACCTCAAAATCTACGTCTAATTTACTGTAATCAACAGCTAAATAGCCATTAACTCTGTGAATCGCATCAGGTCTGCTAGTAACTAAATCATGTGCCATCACTCCTCGATAACGTGTTGTAGGATCATTTTTGTAATTAAATTCATAAATTGGATAACCTTTTGGAGATACGCCTGTTCTAACTATATTCTCTTTAAGCCTTATGTCACTAGGAGGAGTATTGGCTTCAATTACAGCTTGGTTAGCTTTAACACCATAGTAAGTATTAAATCCACCAACAACAGCACCAGCCATACCAAGTGCGTATGGACCAAAACTAGGCTTAGGTATGCGTAGTGGTTTAACTGGATCAAGATAAGTTTTCTTAAGATATGTTCTAGCAGATCCCCTTCGAGAAGCCCGATCAGCCTGTGCATCAAGTCTCTGCGTTTGAGATCCTTTAAGTGCAAAGGCAGCGTTTCTGTTTGTCACAAAATCGGCTGCTGCTCTCGATCTTTCTATCTCAGCTAAAAGAGTCCAGGCATTTTGTCCAATACGTTGTGATGCTACTTCTCCTTTCTTTTGCAATGCTACTTTTCCTCTTTCCGTTTGTTCTTGCGCCCTTTGTTCTTGTATCTGCTGCTGTTCCATAGTGATCCTGGTCGAATCTCTTTCATAAGCCAAGTCAGCCATAAATTCTGTATGCTGTATAAAATCGTCATTCATTTGCTTTCTAACATCTTCGGTCATTCTGTTAGATTGAGCCTGTAATAACTGACTTTGATAATTAAGATTATTCTGTGCGTTTTGAAAGGCAACATTAGATTTGGCTTGTTGATAAGCCATAAACTGTTGTCCTACACCTAGAACTCCAGAAATTACTCCTAACGTAATTGCTTCACACATTAGTTAAATTTTGGCAAATTCATAAAAGAGACGACCCTCATATCCAAATGTAGCGTGTTCTTTGATGATTGAGAAACCCATGTACTTAATCCATTTTACATGAGTTTTATTTCGTGCATCTACATAATTAAATAATATTGGATAATTCATTTTAAATTTATCTAGTTCTATTGGGGAATTACGAAGAAAAGCTCTTACGTCTTGATAATCGCTAGTCATAGTTCTATGCCCTAACATCCATATCTTCCCCATATTTTTTCTAACTGGTATTACTCCATACATACCCATAATATTTCCCTTGCGCCCTACCATAGTCATGCAAGGACTACTTCCAAAGAAACAATATATAAGACTACTTTTTGGTTCAGATCCAGAATATGCGTATATTTCTTCTATATCTTCTTGTCTCATATTGTCAGCAACTTCCACTATGTCATTAGGAACTGACCTCCGCCAATGGAATTTACCTATATTCGTCTTGCTCTGCTGTGTAACCATCCTTCCCATTCTGCTGATTGAATACGACAAGGTAGTGGACTATCACTCAAAATCTCAACTTTTGTGTCGTTATTTTGAGCCATAACTGGCACTTTGAATTTACCTGTTAAGAAAGGCGCTTGACCTAACGCTGGAGGATTCTGACCTATTATAAATCCATTATAAGGGTAAGTAAAAGAAGATCTACCTCTTGGACTAACTTTTACTTTAAATGCACTTGTGTCATCAAACACAAAAGTCCAGGTTCTAATTTGTAATCGTGGACCAGCTATAACAGAAACACCACCCCCTGCTGGTTGTTCTTTAAGGTAAGGAGTACTAAATTCGTACAACATATCGTACAATTCTCCTATAAAAAATTTAGCGTTAGATAAATCTCCAAGTACTGTCATAGTTCCATTTCCAGCAAAGCCAGTTTGCGTTGCTCCAGTTTGCGCTTCCGAACTAGGCGTAATAACTTGACCATGCTGTATTGTATTGCCAGCAACGTCTCGACCTACAACAACTTGTATTCCTGTAGTAGCTGTTGGATATGGTAAAGAAATAATTGATTGAACACCAGCTCCACCCTGGTTGATAACTTCAATATGGCATCTAGTTTCATCTATCTTTCTGTCTAGTAAAACTTCAAGATTACTTCCAGGGTCAACTGATTCTGGACGTAATGAACATTTTTCTAGGTAAACTCCGTCTGAATATTGAATTATAAAGAATACGTCACTATCTATTATTGATGCACCAAGTACTGTCTTATCTCCTTTAACTTCCCAAAACGACCAAGAAGATTGTAACTTTTCATCTTCTTCATAAAAGAATTTATAGAAATAAACACGCTTTGGTTCATCTTTACTAATAGCTAATATTGTTTCTTCTGAAGCGCTACTAACCAAACTAACTATATTTTTAGGTAAGTATCTTGGAACTGCGGAAGATACTTCTTCTGATACTGGAACTGCACCTGTAACATCTTCCAGGTAAAAGTCTCGCAAACCACTAAACTCTCCTTTAGGTATTGAAAAATAAACTGTTCGACCAACTGCTATAGGGTCAACATTAGGCTCAGTTTCGTATGTAGTTATAGCTGTAATAGTTGCTGTTTGAGGTGTTAATGCGCCTCCAATACCAACTGCTCCAGCGTCTAATCTAAACTGACCATGCCGACTAAAGAGTAGCAATGTGTTTGCAAATGCCAAGCTGGATGTTAGGAAATGAATTTCCGTACCGCCTGTGACTAGATCAATCGGGTCACTATCTACAATTGTTTGTACTGTCTCAGGAAAAAATCTATCGTAACTATCTGCTGCACTCATTATCACGTTTTCATCTGCCAGGAATACAAGTCTGTTTCTAAAAGTATTAATGTTATTTAAAACAGTACCTACGAAGGTAGGAGTAGGAGCTGTAGTTAAATCGCCAGCTATTCGTGGGCTGTAATCAAACTCTTTAAACTCAAATGTACCAGTAGCAGCATCACGCACTAAAACGTGTGGCATAGTTGATTTATTAAATTTAAAAGGTTCTAATGGACCAACTGTTTCTCTCCATATTCCAAAACCAAAATCTGTACCATTAGAAGTTTCAAACTTAACGTAATAGTCATCTAGTTTTGTAGTCTTAGTACCTTGAACCTTAATAATAAAATTGTTTTCGCATAAAGTTGGCAAATCATTAATTGTATCTATTGCTCCTCGAATAGCTTTGGTATAAGTACCAGCTTTACTGTCTGTGCTTTCTAAAATAAAATCTGTATCGTCAGCTCTTTCAATTCTTAAAATATATTGGTCA